CATGCGGTCGCCTTTGCCGTGGCCAAGGTGGCAGAGCTGGACCTTCTGGAGGCGATGCGGGGAGAGGTGCAGCGCGCGCTGGACGAGGGGCTGACCTTCGAGAGCTTCCGGAAAAGCTGGCGTGCCAACCCGCGCCTGGCCGGATGGTGGGGCCGCAAGGCGGTGGAGGACCCGCTGACGGGCGAGGTGGTGGAGGCGCAGCTGGGCAGCCCGCGCCGGCTGCGCACGATCTATGACGCCAACCTGCGGTCCGCCCGCGCTGCCGGGCAGTGGGAGCGGATCGAGCGGACGCAAGACGCGTTCCCGTTTCTGGAATACCGGCTTGGCCCTTCGGAACAGCACCGCCCGCACCACCAGGACAAGGCGGGCCTGATCCTGCCGGTGGGTGACCCGTTCTGGGACGAATGGATGCCGCCGAACGGCTGGGGCTGCAAATGCTGGGTGCGCCAGGTGACGAAAGCCGAGGCCGGGCGGCGCGGGGTTTCGGACGCGCCCGAGGTGCCGGACCGCAAATGGTACAACGAGCGCACCGGCGACACGGCTTTGGTGCCGCAGGGGATCGACCCCGGCTGGCAGCGCAACCCCGGCAAGCTGCGCCGCCAGGCGGCAGAGGGCCTGCTGCGCGACCGGCTGGAGGCAGCACCCGAGGCGGTGCGGCTGGCGGCATTGAAGGACATGGCGACCAGCTGGCGCACCCAGCGCATTCTGAAGGATGGCGCGCCGGGATCAGCCTTCATCAGCAGCCTGCCCGAAGAGCTGGCTCGCGCCCTGGGTACGACCGAGCGGCTTGTGCGGGTGTCATCTGTGACGGCAGAGAAGCAACTGAAGGAGCATCCGGACCTGATCGTGTCGGACTACAGCCGACTCGCCGAACTGTTCACGGCAGGGGCTGTGCTGGACGTGGGGGATCGTCGCCTTGCCATTGTGGAGCAGACCGAGGATCAGCCGTGGATCGCGGTCGTGAAAGTGACAGAGAAACTGACGGAACTGTATCTGGTCAGCTTCTATCGCATCGCGTCCCGTCGCTACCTGGAGCGGCTGCGCAAAAAGGGAAAGCAGATACGGTAGTCGCGGCTGGGAGGACGTCACTTCCTCCTCGGCTCATGTCCGGGCAGACGGGATACTTGGCTCAGCCGCAGGGGCAATCTAGGGGATGGCCCGGCAGAAATCAACTGCGGTGGCCGGGCAGACCTGCCCCCGGCCCCGGACTGGCCCAAAACCGCGCCGTTAAATACCCTTTAAAGGGCCTTGTCGGGCTGGCCCGGCCCGGCGTAGCCTGAAGACGGGATGGGCCTTCAGCGGCCCGCTGGTGAAGCCCCCCGAAACGCCCCTCCCCGCCCCGATGCCTGCCCCCGAAAGCGTTCAAGGGTGATCGGCTGTGCGCGGGCGGGCAGTGTGCCGGGCATGGTGACACATCCTCTTCCCTCTCTGCGGGGCCTTGCGCTCAATTTCGAAGGCGGTGCCGTGCCCGGCTGGGTGCAGCTGACGCCGCCCGGTCCGGTGATTGTCGGGCGCGACGGGCGCAGCTGGAAGCTGTCGGACCCGGCGGCGGTTGCCGCCGCCTTCGACCCTGCGAAAGAACCGCAGATCGATCTTGAACATTCCTCCCACATCGCCGCGCCGCTGGGCATGCCCGCCCCGGCAGTGGGTTGGATCAAGGAAATGAACGTCCGCGATGGTGCCCTGTGGGGCCGTGTCGAATGGACGGCGGAAGGCGAGGCGACCGTCACCTCGCGCGCCTACCGCTATCTGAGCCCGGTGTTGGCGGTCAACAGGAAGACAGGCGAAATCCTGCAGATCGTCAGCGCCGGGCTGACCAATTCCCCGAACCTTGAAATGGCGGCCCTGAACCGCGCAACCACGGAGACAGACATGGACAAGGCGGTCCTTGACGCCCTCGGCCTTGCGGCCACCTCCACTGCGGCGGATGCCGTGGTGGCGATCAATGCGCTGAAAAGCGAAAAGACCCTGGCGCTGAACCGCGCCGAGGCCCCGGACCCCGAGCGGTTCGTCCCCAAGGCCGACCACCTGCTGGCGCTGAACCGGATCACCGCCTTCGAGACCGAAGCCAGGGCGCGGCAGGAGGCCGCGATCACGGCAGCGGTCGACGCCGCCGTCACGGCGGGCAAGGTAGCGCCTGCGTCCAAGGACTACCACCTGGCCGCCTGCCGCCAGGAGGGCGGGCTGGAGCGGTTCACGGCGATGGTCGGGGCAGCCCCGGTCATTGCGCCGCCGTCCACGCTGGACCGCCGCGCCCCCGATGCCACGCCCGGCAAGCTGACCGGCGACGAGCTGGCCATGTGCCGGATGATGGGCACCGATCCCGAGAAATTCGCGGCCGAGAAGGCCGTGCAGGCACAGAAGGCAACCGAACGGGTTGCCCTGATGAAGCAGGAGTAACCCGACCATGGCGATCACCTCTCCGACGCTGCTGACCAACCTCAACACCTCGCTGCAGACCGCGTTCAAGGACGGCTATGCGGGCATGCGGGCCGAGGCCTTCTGGGACAAGGTGGCAACCCTTGTGCCGTCGACCGGGGCGTCGAACACCTACGGCTGGCTGGGCGACTTCCCCCGCCTGCGCGAATGGGTGGGCGACCGTGTTGTGAAGGACATGAAGCTCTCCGGCTACGCGATCAGCAACCGGCTGTTCGAATCGACGCTGGGCGTGCAGCGCGTCCAGATCGAGGATGACCAGTTCGGCCACTTCGCCCCGATTGCAAAATCGATGGGGCAGGAAGCGGCGCAGCACCCCGACGTGCTGGTGAACGACGCGATCACGGCGGGCGAGACGACTGTCTGCTATGACGGGCAGTTCTTCTTTGACATTGACCATCCGGTGTTCCCGAACGCCGACGGAACGGGCACGGCCACGACCTGGTCGAACTTCACCACCGGGGCGGGCGCGCGCTGGTATCTGATCGACGATTCGAAAGTGCTGAAGCCGCTGATCTTCCAGGAGCGGACGAAGCCCGAGATGGAAATGAAGTTCGATCCGTCCACCTCGGACACGGCCTTTACCAAGGACCTGTACCAGTGGGGCATCCGCTATCGCTGCGCCGCAGGCTACGGCTTCCCGCAGCTGATCCATTGCGGCCGCACCGCGCTGACCGCCGCGAACTTCGAGGCGACGCGCACGATCATGCGCAACCTCAGGGCCGACGGTGGCCGTCCGCTGGGCGTGCGCCCGACGCTGATCATGGTCGGGGCCAGCAACGAGGCTGCGGCAAAGGCGCTGTTCGAGGCGCAGTTCCTGTCCGGCGGGGGGTCGAACCCCAACTACAACGCCGTCAAGGTTCTCGTGAACCCGTGGATGGCCTGATCATGAGCGCGCTTCTGATCAAATCCAATCCCGGCGACGGGTTCGAAGGGCACTTCCGGCTGGGCCAGTTCTGGCCCCGCGCCGGGCGGGTGGTGGCACAGGATGCCTTCACCGCAGACGAGTGGGCGGTCCTGACCGCCGACACCCGCCTGCACATTGGCCCGGCGCCCGACGAGGCCGTCGTCGAAGCCGAGGCAAAGGCGCAAAGCCTGAAGGACCAGATCGTGGCGGTCCTTGGCACGCTGGAGCCGGGCGACTTCGAAGCCGACGGCACGCCCAAGCTGGGCGCGGTCAGGGAACGGCTGCCCGGGCAGGCCAGGAAGATCACGGCCAGGCTGGTGGCCGAGGTCTGGGCCGGGCTGAAGCCCGCCGTCTGATCACCATCGCCGGGCCGCACGGAGCGGCCCGGCGCACCGCCCGCTGATTGGAGGCGGGACGGAGCGCGGGGTTCGGGGGTCGCCGCCGCGCTGAGGGATTGACCCCCACCATCAGTCAAGGACGCCCGCCATGCCCGCCTACGCCACCCAGGCCGATATCGTCACGCTCTACGGGGCGAACGCCCTGGTCGTTGCCGATCACAACCGGGACGGCATTGTCGACAGCGCGGCGGTCACCCGTTCGCTGACCTCGGCCAGTGACGAGATCGACACCTATCTGGCCGCGCGCTACACCCTGCCGCTGACCGAGGTGCCGGGCTTCCTGAAGACGCTGGCGGTGGACATCGCGCTCTACCGTCTGGCGCTGTCGGCGGACGTACTGAGCGAAGAGCACCGCAAGCGCTATGAAGACGCGCTGGGTCACCTGAAGCGGATCGCCAAAGGCGAGGCGGCGCTGGTGTTCACCGCCACCCCGGCCACGGGCGACATCGACGTCAGCGGCGCGCAGCCCATCGTTTCTGGCGGCCCGGCCAAACTGTTCACCCGTGATCTGACGAGGGACCTCTGATGGCCGGGGCTATGGTGACCGTCGATCTGGACCCTGGCCTTTATGCCAACGCCCTGGCGGCGCTTGCGCGGCTGGGGGGCAGCAGCCTGGACAGGATCAGCTACGACGTGGGCGAGTTTCTTGAAGTCTCGGCCCGAGCGCGGATCAGCGATACGAAGACCGCACCCGACGGCACGCCCTGGGCACCCTGGTCCGAGGCTTACGATGAAACGCGAAACCACTCGCAGCATTCGCTGCTCGTCAACCGGAACGACCTGTTCGACAGCATCCAGAACTACACGAGCGGCGACACGATCCGGGTGGGCACCAACCTGGTCTACGGCGCGATCCACCAGTTCGGGTCGGCCGGTGCCGAAGGCGGCATCCCGGCGCGCCCCTACCTTGGCCTGTCGAGGGAGGACGAGCGCGAGATCACCGATCTGGTGATCGGGCGGCTGGAGGACCTGCTGCAATGAGTGCGACGCGCCCCGATCTTCTGGCGGCTCTGCCCGGCCTGGTCGCCGCCCGGATCAGGCTGGTGCTGCCTGGCTTG